ATGTCGTATCAGAAGAAGTTCCTCCATAGTCAGAGTGCAGACCACCAGGTCCTCCTCCGTATGGATCGTTGTTGCCACCTTGGTTATTATTGTTACCAGGATTATTTATACCACCACCGCCTTGACCATACTGTCCTTCAGGTGGAAATGCAGGTATTCCTGCTGAAGTCATTTCACCAGTACCGCCTAATAATTTTAAAACTCCTGCTTCTTCAGGTGTAATAAAAGCAAGCATATGACCAGGAGGAGCTGATGCTGCCTCAACTGTACTAGCCATATTAGTTAGCTGATTGTCTACGTTTTGTTTTGCGATACCCATAAAGTCCATGTTCTGATTCGTTGTTTCAGGAATCATGTGGATACCTTTAATACCTTTTTGTGCCCCTTTTCTAGCTTGTTTATATGCTAAAGCTCCGATACCAGGCATACTTGTGCCAATCTCAGAAGCGCGCATCACAATATCATTGGGTTGTATTGGACCTGTAACGTCCATTCCTGCCATTGGATTATTTGCCATTGTTATATTATACCTTATATGTCCCCTATTTGCAAGGGGGCACCCTTATTCATTTTGAGCTACTGCCATGTAACTGACTACAATATCTAGCTGATCTGTAGTACTAGAAGTTACCTTAAGTATATCAGTTTGTTCTAATACTATTGGATTATCTAATATTTCTATACTTTGATTACCCACTAATACCTTCAATCTTTCTATAGTATAGGTAGCACTAGCAGAACTATCTGTTACCTCAAAGGTAATTGAAGGAGTAAATACTCCCATAGTAGATACTCGTATAGACTTGATTATTAATTGTTGTTTAGCGGGTGCTGTCAATAGACTAGTCTGCGATGTGCTAGTTAATGATTTACCTACTATTTCATATTTTACTGCCATTATCCTAAAAACCAATTCATAGATTTTTGCTCTGAATCATCTGCTAAACGTCTTGGTATTGGACTTAAAGAATTATCTCTAAGTGTCAAAGCTTGTATTAAAGCGTCGTACGTTCTTGCCAGAACAGTTTTATTTATTCTTTCTTCTTGTGATAATTCTGGGTATATTCCTTTACTATATAAACTCATTATCTTGTACCATCTGGTTGTCCGCGAACACGCCACGTACCCAATCGCCATTGAGTATCTATTGCATCGCTAAATATTTTAACTTGAAAAGCCCTACCTCTACTTCTAAAATCTAATTTACCTTGTGTGGAAGATATTGAGAATGGTCCTTTAGTTGTAACATTAGAATCATTAGGATATCTTTTAGTATTTATTTCAGTCTTAATAGTATTACCTGCTGCAAAAGTTGTGTCAGGTATTATTCTATCCATAAAGAAAACTTGATCACCATTCTCATCTCCATTAAAATATCCTGTTTGTATGAAAGATGTCATTGCAGATCCATTGTTATTGAATCCTGATTCTTGATCGAAGATGTCTCCATTTATATCTGCAGCTATTGGAGTATCAAATACATTACTATCTTCCCAAGCGGTTCTAACTAATGCTTGACCTATTGACCAAGTATTATCTACATAATTGTATATAACGTATCTATTAATATCTGATGCATTAGTTGTCACACCTGTTGTTATGTCTGTAACATCAGCACCATAGAACCACCATATTTCGTTATACTTTGCAACTTGCCCAGAAAAAACTTTTTGAGATTGTAACATACTTATAGTTTCTTTTATAGTAGAGTCTGGTCTTAGTCCTCCATATATTAAATTGTGGACAGGACACGGCAGTACTTTAATAGTACCATCATAAATATAAAAGTTGTTTTCTCCAATCCAATAAGCTACACCTTCCACTGTTGATACTGAATTAACAGATAAAGCTCCTGATCTTGTTCCTAATTGTTGAAATGAAAAAGTAAATGGAGGCCCAATAAACTGCATGCCATAAAGATCTTCGTCTGTCCATATTAACATTTGCCCTTTAGATTTTTTAACTGCTGCTATTGTTGAGCCTGTTCCTAATCTTTGATCACCTGCTGAATTTAATTCATCAGCATTCCATATGTTTAAAGTTTCTTGAGATGCAAACCTTACTGTTAATGGATCATAATCAGAGCTGCCCTCAGGCTCACACCCAAATGCAATTAGATGTCTATCAGGTGTAGACACTAGTACTCTTCCAACTTTAGCTGGAATCCCAGTAGTTGGTAAACCAAGACTTGTAACATATTGAGAAAGTGTTAATCCTCTTCCTGTTAAAGTTGTAACATCCCAATAATATATTTCTTCTGTACCATCCCCAGTTGAAGCTACAATATCTTCACCCCATAAATCAAAAGACCATACTCTTGTATCTTTTGCTATTGCTGTACTTCTTGCTGTACCCCATGTGCTAGATCCATAAGTACTTGCACCAAATCCAAAACCTAATGTACTATCGTCAGGTCCATTGTTTGTTAGTGCTCGTATAGAAACTGTGCCTCCACCTGATGTCGATCCAGAACTAGCAGTACCTGATATTGATGCCCCCGTTCCAGATACAGGTGTTATTGTAAATGAGTTTGTATTAATTACAGTAGCAAAATATTCTCCAGTAGTTATAGTTACTCCATCAACTGTGCCTGAACCAATGCTTGCTATTATAACTCTAGATGCAGGAGTTGTGGCTATAATACCATGAGATGCCCATGTCATAGTTACAGTGTTTGTACCAGCACCTCCTGTAGTAAATGGATTTGTTAAACTGTTTGCAGCAGTCCTGTATGGAGTTACATCGTACATTGCTTGTCCGCTCTCTAGATACACATGTGTGTTAGTGCCATAAATAGCCCAACGCTGTCCTAAATTAGTTATGCCAGATAATACAGAACGAATAGTTCCGTTTATTGTTGCACCAATAGACGCATCTCTTTCTTCCCATCCACCAATTTTTTCAGGAAAAGTATTTCTAAATCTAATTAAATCGCCATCAGTATATCTCATCTGTGCTTGATAGTCTGAAACTTCAGTTACTATGCCAGGAGATGGTGGCGATAATTTTAATAGTGTTCCCATTATGCAGCTTTATTTTTTAAATAATTATGTAGTCTCGTATAATCTTCTAGAAAAACATTCCAAAGTTTTGGAGGTTCTTTTAAATTAAGTAACTCTTTTACTTGTGATGTTTTTTTATTTAAGTGTTGCTTCCAATCTACTGTCATAAACCACTCCGATTGTTTGCCTCGTTTATACCCTTCATAACAAACCCTTAAATATCTAAATGGATTTAAAAACCCATGCTTCATACTTACAAACCATCCAGCCAATATAAATATTTTAAAACTTGGTCTTTTTTCTTGAGCTATTGTAAATGATATAACAGCAGCTTCAGCTAACGGTGTAGTATTATATCCATTTATAAAATGAATGATATCATGTTGTATCCAAAATAAATCTATAAATCTTTTTCTTTTAACATCTTTGTGTTTTATTCTTGATGCATATTCTTTTAGTAAATCTACACTTTGCTCTGACCAAAACTCTTTAAGATCGGAACCAAAAGTATCTTTTTTAAAATTGTTTGCTTTTATATAATCTAATAAATGTTGATCGTCTTCATACAAACGTTTTGCAACAGGATGACTATTAAACTTTTTCATATTTTGTTTGTCCGATTTGCGATCTAATTCTTTTACTATATTAAATAGTAGATCTAGACTGGGAATTGTATTAACACTGATATCTCTTAAGTAATAAACCAGAGCTTTTATGTATTTCATTTGTAATACTTTAGTATCTTTTGTGGCTCAGAACTTATGTTTTTATAAACAGCACTATCCGATACTAATTTTAAACCATCAACTTTTTCAACTTCTTTAGTGTTATTTACTAATGCATAATTTGTATTTATTACGTAGCATTCATTGCCTGATTTTTCTACAGTAGTTTCTTCTCCAGGTAATAAATCTCTTTGTATTATATCCCATGCAGTTACGTCTGCAATTCTCATCATACAAAGCATTTCAACGTCATCTGATTTCCACTCTAAGCCACCTTCAGTAGTATCTAAATCCCATATCATTGGTTGTTCTTCCCAATCTGTAAAGGTAGGTGCATACTCTATATCAATATGACACGTTCTTGCTGCCATATCATAATTAAAATTAAACATTGAAGAGCAAGTTAAGTTTTCATGATATGCTTTAAATATGTTTATATCGTTTTCAGTAATTCCATCTTCTTCCGACCATTTCCACATTGCTTTTAGTTTTCCTTTGCAAAGAGTATAGTTCATATTATTCATACATATTTTATTTGAATCAGGATGAGTTATTTTTTTTAATTCTATGTGTGCTCTATCTTCTTTTGTAGTACGATATAAAAGTGCCCCTGTTTTATTTAGATCTGGATCTAAATCATGATATCCAAAAGATATTTGTAGGTTTTTATCTAACTTTTTTACTAGGCCAATTTTTGCATTAAAAATTAAACTCATATTTCTTCGCTTTTCTGTGAAGTTATTTTACTTTCAGGTATAGGATCTACTTCAGGTGAACCTGAATCAGGATTTGCTGATGGTTCTCCATCTAACCATGCTTCTTTAGGGTCCATATACAAAGTAGGAAATAACTCTTGATGAGTATATTCAAATTCTTTTCCTTCTAGTTTTTCTAATATTTCATCTTCTTCATCTGATATAATATATTGCTCTCTGTCTTCTATATCTTTACAAATAGTAGGACCTTGCTTAGCTATTTCTAAAATTATATCTTCAGGTGTTTTATCTTTATATATAGTTAAGTCATAACTATATGACTGATAATCTTTAGCATCTTTTTTAGTATCTTGACTTGAAAAAGAACACAATAAAGTTCTACTTTCTGGAGAATAATCTGCCACATATACTTTATATTTTTTGTCTTTCATTATGTTGACCTGCCTCCTACAGTTCCTTGTGGTGACCATGTTGCATATGGGTTTCCACTAATATAATATCCTCTAGTTCCACCAGCGCCTGCAGGTCTAGGATTTGAACTTTGGTAATTTGTAACTGCTCCAAATGGTAAACTAGATGGTGAAGGAAATGGGGTCATACCACCAGTAGCTCCATTTGCACCTAAACCGCCACCAGCTCCTCCAGTGTCGGTTGTATTTGTTACACTTGTAAGCATTGTACCTCTTGAAATTCCCCCTGCTCCACCTGCATTTGCAGTACCTGCAGAGCCTGGGTCACCTGGCCCCAGGTTACTAACAAATGGTGATCCAGCAGTAGGTCCGAAAGCTCCGCCTGATCCAGCGTTGACTCCAGCTCCACCGCCTCCGCCACCTCCCTGGTAATGGTGTGCTGAAGCTAATTTACCAAATTCTGAGCGTAAATTTCTAGTACCGCACCCACCTCCACCTCCGCCACCACCATAGATAGATCCATAGTTGCCAACAGTTACAGGGTAGGTTAAAGTTAAAGCAGCTCCATTGACTGTACCTCCAGCAGTTGCATTGTTGCCATTGCTACTAGTGTCAGAGTGTGCACCTGTTCCGCCGTTTCCTCCTGCACCTTTTATGGTGCCATAATTATTTATTGTTACAGCATCTCCACTACTCCATGGTGACCCCATAGTTAGGGAAGTCCCTGATGTACTATTACTTCCTACAGTAACGCCAGGATTAACAGTTAATGTAAACTGAGTATTTCCTGCACTATAAGTGCCAGGTCTACTACTTGCTATGTTGTAATTATTTGTGCTTGAAGAAATAGTTTGACTTACTGTCACCGTATTAGATGCACCATACCATTCATTAAATGACATTTGTGCACCAGAGCCTTTGCCAATTAAGCCACGAATATCTGAATCATTTATACTTGCTTGAGTGCCACTACTTCCCCCTGCTTCGACATGAATCTGATTTAAAGAGAGCGCGCCACTATTAGGTAATGCCATGTGTTACTCCTCTTTACAATGACAATTTTTCTTGTGGGTTTCTAATTCTACTTTTAATTCTTTTACCGCTTCAATAAGATATCCTACTATATTGCCGTAAGCTACAGATTTGTATTCACCATCAATAACTAATTCAGGTGCAATCTTTTCCATTTCTTGTGCGATAACACCAGAACTTTGTTTGTCATCTTTAATAAACGTAACACCTCGCATTTGAGATACTTTGTCTAAAGCATTGTCTATTGTTTTAATATCTGATTTTAATTGCTGGTCACTGTACGCTGTGATGTTGCCCGAACTAGTTATGGCGCCCGAGGCTAGTGTGCCTGCAAACGTGACGTTTGCACCGCTGAACGTGGCCGCTGTTGTGCTTCCTGATTTAATAATTAAATTACTACTACTATTTGTTAAAGATCCAAATTGTGTACCATCATCCCCTAATACTATATCTCCACCTCCAGCGTCTAAAGATATATCACCTACAACATCTAATACGAAATCACCTGAATTGTTTGCTAGCCCACTTGCTGTAGTTGAAATTATCTTTGTACCATCATGGTATAAATCAACAGCACCATCATTGGTAGCTTCAAGCATTATCTCACCATCAGTTTTTTCTAATCTAACAGTTTGTCCTTGAAGTTTTAAATTTCCTGAACCACCACTTTCTGAAATATAAGAATTAGTACCATCAGAATATATTTCTAAATCATTTGCCGATCCAAATTTAGCCTTTGCATTAGTTGCAAATTCTAAAGCATTGTCAGATTCGTCAAATACTATATTAGCTGCTGCTCCTTGTAGTGTGAGATCATTATCAATAGTTAGAGCGCCTGTTAAGGTAGCTCCTGATAATGCTGTAACAACTTGTGAAGTTGTAGGCACAGAACCTGTCATTTGATCAAAGCAATTGTTTACTTCATCAGATCCATCTACATAAACTTGAGCATCAAAACCAGATGCAAGAGTTACTGTTGCCGCTCCTGTACCTGCTGTTAGTATTAACGATTGGTCAGTGTTGTTTCTTATTACATATACCTTTTCAATGTTAGGAAGTGTTACCGTACACGTGCCCCCTGGAGAACCTGTATAGTTAATGACACGTTGTCTTCCTTCCTCATCTGCATAAGATGTAGGTTGTGTAGTAAATGTCGCTGTATGTGATGTAGAGCTTAACGCAACAGACATATAACCGTCAGTAGAATCTTCCATTCTATTCCAGTTATCATTAGTCTGTCCACCCCAGGTGTTATCATTTTCACCTGTGGTCATTAACCTCAAGCCTAGATTAGACCAGTTCGATGCCATAATTTAACTCCTTACGCTATTCTTAAAATCGCATTTGAATTATCATTAGTAGGCCATTGTATTTCAAATGTACCACCTGATACAGAATAGTCTGCGCCAAAATCAATAACCATAACTGCTGGATCACCAGAAGCCGAGTCATTATAAATTATACAACCTCTTGTAGTAAATGTAGCTGATGTCCATTGTGCGTTAGCAGAAAATGTCAAGTGAGCTGTTGTGCTAGTAGATGAAGGTGTAGTATTCGTTAGAGTATAACCACCTGTTGTGTATCCATTACCATTAGCAAGCTCATCTGAGTTACCAGTTACAGTTGTGTAAGAAGTTGTGGCAGCACCATAAGTACCTGATTGCGAAGCGTTTGCTTTAATAAGAGCCACTTTAAAAGTATTTCCAGAACTGTTTGTAAAGTTGTGGACAGCTTTTAAAATCTCAACTTTAAAACTAGTTGCTATTGCTGATGTAATTGCCATTTAGATTCTCCTTTAATTAGTATCTATTTTTTGTTGTTCTTTGCATTTCGTTTAATTCTCCCTGCATTAGGGTAGAATTTCGCATTTTTACTTGCTCTTCAGTAGCCAGTGTTTGTACAGCTCTTTCGTATAATTGCTGCCATCTTTGCATTTGTCCTTGATCAACTTTCATAAAGTTGCCTGATTCTAATAAACAAGCATATAGTAAAGCATCTCCACAATAATCTCCTAAATAGGTATTTGTTTGTGACGATGAAAGACCTGTTGGTTGTATATTATAACTGATCTCAATGGTTTTGTCAACCGAGGGAGTCGGAGCAAATAAAAAATTCATGTGTCTATTACTAGACGTGTAGCTTTTATTAGTCTTACTAAAAGCCCAATATGCTGGATCGTCACCTGATGTGGTAGCGGGGGCACGCCAATACTCTCGTATAAACGATTCGTCCTTTTCGTATACCCAGTCACCATTCTGTGTTCTGACCCATCTAACATATATTAAATCTTGAGGAACTGCTGTAGTATTGCTATTAGCTGATATTGTCAAAGTGGTAGTAAATTGAGCATTAGTAAAATCTATCTCTCGATACATTCTTTCTTCTGCTAATCCTACAATTACATCAATAGGCGCAATACCAGATCCTGTTGCTGTAGTTAATTCAGTAGAATCGTTCTCTGTAAAATCTATAATAGCTTGTTTAAGTTGTACATATGTAAACTGCATTTATGAACCCCATCTTCCTTGACCCCAAGGATTTAATCCGTATCCTGGGAATGCTGCAGTTATTGTACCACGTTCTGATGTAGAAGACAACCCTGTTACATTAACTTGTGCATTTAATATTAGTGTACCCTGTTGTGAAGTTGCTTGTATTCCAGGCGGTACTTCTACTGAATTAAAGCTAAACCCTAAGCCACCGTGAGCAGATGTCGCGCTTAGGCCTGGTATCTCTTCTGTAAAGTTGAGTGTTACATTAGCAGTTCCTTCTGAAGCAGTTAATGGCAGTCCAGTTACTTGAGCGGCTACTACAAAGTCAGCATCACCTTGTTGTGACGTAGCTTCTATACCTATAGCTTCTTCTGCCAGAGCTAATGTTGTTGTTCCTTGAGATGTTGTAGCTTCTTGTCCAGGTGGAACTTCTGTTAATGGTATTACTGTAGTTCCTTGTTCTGAATTTAATTGCGTACCTAATGGATGTGCTACTGCACCAAGATTAGCCGTACCTTGTTGAGTAGTAGCAGATTGTCCTGTTATATTCTCAACACTGCTAAGTACTAACGTTCCTTGATTTGCTGTTAGTTCAATACCAGCTGGTTGCTCAGCTAAATTAAATGAAACAGTTCCTTGTGAAGTTGTTGCATGTTGAGATGGTGGCACTTCTGTAAGATTAAAGAATAATCCTGTAGTCCCATGACCTGAAGTCATTTGAATACCAGTTGGTTGATCTGCAGTGTTTATTTGATTAGGTGTTAATGTAAAAGCTGATGTTGCAGATAGTCCTGTAACAGGAGTATCAAGAAGAGATAGTCCTATATCATTGACTCTAGGTGTTGGTGCTGAAATTTGTCCAGACCAATTTCCATATAAAGGACCTAATTGAACTGTAACAGTTTGGTTAGCTCCATCGTTATCAGGTCTTGGATCTTTTAAAGTATCTGTTCCACCTAATTTTAAATATTTTTGTGGATCTAGTTGAGGTTGTTTTTCAGTATAATCTCCTTTATATACACGTCTTCCGTCCCATTGAGTACGAGCATCTTTGTATTTGATCTTACGACCAAATATGTCGTCCATTAAGACTGCATGTTTTCCTCGTGTATATCTTGCCATAATTTTTTAAATGTAAGGAATAGAAGGCTGTACTACAAATGCTGCTCTTTCTCTATCTTCAGATCTAGCTTTTTCCCATTCCTCATTATATATAGCTGTAAGCTCTTGCCTTCGTTGTATATCTACAGACCCAGGCATTTTGTTAGCTAGTTCTACAGTTAAACCACTTATTAAAGGAGGTAAAAATCTTTTTGGTATTTGTACATTTTGTGTATAATCTACATAAGGACCACCGACAGTTGCTTGACCGCTTGCTGTATCTGTCCATCCTACATCGTCAGGATATTTTATTAACCACGCTTTAAATACATACGCACTTATAGTTTGTCCACCACTGACATAAGTCTTGTCAGGTACAGGCCATAAGTAAACTTTATGTGTAGCTTGTCCTGCAGAATTGTATTGAGCATTTCTTTCTACAGCGTATTGTATAGGTTTGCCTTTACTTGCTTTGTTAGGTATATCTAAATAATCAGCGAAACTAATTCTTTCAAGAGGCACATCTCCGATATCTGTTCCGCTGGTATCTCCTACTGAAGCATCTAAAACATCTGAATATTTACTAGAAGAAAAAGTGATATGATCTTGATCAGTAGTCATTCTAGTATCTTCTAGATCTAAAGTAAATAAGTTTACCCCATCGTTCATCCATTTAATTAATAATAAATTTAATGAACGTCTAGCAGTTACTAAATCGTATCCACCTTTTGATGCATCACCAAGTCTTTCATAAGCTTCTTGGATTACAGTATCCAGTGATAAATTAAAATTATGGGTACCTGAAGTAGCCATATGTCCTCCTTACATTATTGTTCTAGCAATGAGGTAACACATTTGAGCAAATACAGTACCTCCTACAATCCAAATAAATTTGGAAAGTCTGTCAATATCCGAAGCCATGTGCTCCAAGTGATTGTCTTTTATTTGAGATACTTTCTCATGTATTAATTTTAGTTCACCTTTTATTTCTATAATAGCTTCTTTGTTTGTTTGTTCAGTAGCCATAGTTAATTCCAGAATACTGTAGCTTCTGAAGCTGTCCCCGTGACTGCTACAAAAATATTTTCTTTTATTACTTTTCCTTCAGGTGGTATATTAATATGTGTACTAGTATTTGCTGTTGCAGATATTTTTAATATTTTAGTTCCACTAGCAGATTGTCCATCATATACGATTGCTGTCGCTGTGTCACTTCCTGCTGTTAATAAAAGAGCTAAAAATCTTTGTCTATGTGCTGTTGTATTTTGTCCATCACTAGTAGCACTAGTACCTGTTGCACCTGTTGCTATGTTGGTCGAATTACTATCGCCTTGGAATGAAATTCCCATATATGTTGTCCTCCTAAAAAGAGGAGGCCGAAGCCTCCCCTGTTATTTATCTATTAAGATACGTTAGCGTTTTGAATGTAACTTATTACAACAAATAACTCACCAGCAGTTGCGTTGCCAGTTGCCATGTTTGCATAAATTTCAACATCAGTAGTTCCAACATTAATCCATCTTGCAGCTCCAGCAGCAGAACCTAATGCTTCTGTTGCGGTTGCAGATAAAGCTAAACCATCTACAAAGTAATCTGGATCAGATGAAGTACCAATATCTAAAGTTGTACTTGATCCGTTTGAGTTTGCAAATAGTTCGTTTACATAAATTTCTATTCCAAAAATAAAAGAGTTTGCAGGTATAACTACGCCTGTTGACGCAGTTGATGTATCATCATGAGAAATTTTTGAAGTAACCTGTGTCATTAACACAGTACCTACGTTTTTCATTTTGCCATTAGCGGCTGTGCCTGTTGTGTTTAAAGTTGATCCTGCTTTAATTGGACCTGTAAAAGTTGTTGTTGCCATTTTTAATCCTTCTGGGAATATAGTCCCAATTTATTTTCTTACTGTCTCTATAAAGTCTGCTTGGCCAGTCAGTAAAATTTGTTAAGTCCAAGAGCAAGAGGGACCCTAAGGCCCCCCTTGATTTGAGTTTATTAAACTCCTTTGTTACCGTAGACACCACGCCAGTCAGAAAAACCGAAAACGTATCTTTCTCTAGCTTTGTATCTTACATTACCAGTCTCAAAGTCACCTTCCATGCTTGTAGCTACTGGAGTTCTTGAGAACATTTTCATGCCGTTAGGGCAATCAGTTCTTAAGAAGAATCCATCTGGATCAGTAAATCTATGGTTAACATAGTAACCACCTGGAATCATTCCAGTAGATTTAAGTGCATTGACATCATTGTCTGCAGTTCCAGGTCTGTATGGAGATGCCATCAGACGCTCTGCTACAAATACCAATTGTCTTGGTATGTGCAAGGTTCTTGCTTGTAGTGCAATTGGTAGACCTTTATCGTCAGTTAAACCTGCGATATCAATTAGTGCATCTTCTAAAGAAGTTTCAGAAAGATCACTATATGTGCTTGGTCTATTAGATGCAGTCGATCCATTTTGTAATGGGTGAGCGTTGGATACCAATGGTTGTCCATCTCCGCCATTAGAAACGGTGAATGCATCGTTATATATTGTTGCACCTTTAGTTTGTTTAGCAGCCGACATAGATCGTGCTAAAGCTTTTGTTAGTCTTGTTGATAATTTGTCATACAAGTTATCTTCCATAGCTTCCTCAGTAATTGCGAAAGCAAGAGCAACTGTTTCGTTAGTGTAACGAGCTACCCAGCCTTCCCCTGTTTGAGCGTAAGCTACGCCTGCGCCTTCAAATTTAGTCTGCGCTTCCCCAAAACCTGGGAATAGCACTTCCTCTTCGAAAGCTCTATTTGATGACTCCTGATCGAACAGTACTGCGGCTTCATCTTCGTAACGAGAATACTCTGTTCCGAAAATTGCATTTAAGCCAGGTACTAATTCCTTAAGGAGTTGACCTCTAGTAATTGCCATTTTTTATTCCTCCTAGATTATATCCCAGCATTTCCAGCAGCAATGCCGAATTGATGAGTGTTGATTTTAACAAGTACGTCCATAGTAGTTCCAGCTGCAGTGTAACCCATGTCAGTTTCGCCACTACCTAAAATTGCTAGTGGAAATCCTGCGTTACCAGTTGCTGCAGTGCTTGAATCTGCTACTAAACCAGACTTATGTGTAATTGAAGAACCAGTTGGACCAGCAACTATTTGACAGTTGTGTCCTACTTCAGCTTCCGTAATTGGAGTTACTGCTTGGTCTGCTTGAATTTTATACATAAGATCGGGATCGTCATAGACGTATGCCTTATATTTTGCTTTTGCAACAGTACCATTTGCGATTGATCTCACAAATTGTATGTTACCTGTAGAGTTGTCTGTATATTCTGCACCCCAGAAAACGCCAACAACAGCACCTGGTGATGCTCCTGCCATGTCTGTTACAAGTAAACCA